GCCCCGTTGCTTACGCTTCCGGCTTTCTAGCGGGAAATCGTAAGTGCTCCACCAGTCTAGGTGAAGCGGCAACGTATTGGCTGGGAACCAGCCAACCCACCTACGCACGTATCTGTGCTGGTAAATGGGTACCGAAGACGTCTGAGAGGCAAGGTGAGGATCAGAATCTCTTGAAACACTAAATAGAGACTCAAAACCCTCTTCTTCCCCTTGCAAGTCCACGACGCGGTGTAAAGTCCACGGTCCAGAGAATAATGCTTGCGCATTCTTTCTTAAGAACCACAGATAATACCCGCGCGAGTCTACAAAAGGCCGGTTGATGTTTTCAGGCTGATAAGCCTTAAACCGCAGCAGCCCCGAATTAACGAGGGTGCCGTCCTTTCTCCTGTAGAAACGCTTTCTCAGAAAACCTAGTTGTAAAGCCAGATCAGGATCTATCCAGACTCCTGAAGTAGTACTCTCGTTGAAAGGCACTATAGCTAATTTATTATCCAGCACAAGTTTGTGCAGGTAATTTGCTAAAGCGCCTCCAGGAGAAGCAATGCCACACATGGTGTTAACCAGATGTGATAGACTAGCTTTGCGCTTGTCTACCCCCCTTATGTAAACGGGCGTGACATCAATACCAAGCCAACTATCCAAACCGCATGATTCCCTAAAAGGGCCTTCTGCAAAAGTTTTGGAATGGTTGATCTTGAGACCTAGGAATGCAGTTAATTTGCAGTACTCACTGTAGAATTCCTTTTCTATGATGACGTCGTCACCATATACTAGGAAATCCTTGGAGCCCACAGCATAACATGCCGCCGCGAAAATCAGAGTCTCGATGACGAAGGTTGCACCATTTCCCATTGAGGAAAACATCTGGTACTTCCCATCACCGAAACAGCCCGTGAAACGCTTAGAACGAAAACGACAGAGGTATCTAAACCAATCGCCCGGAAACAACCAGGCAACAGTGTTGAAACTTATCGTACTCGACGCGTTCTCACCGTCAACAGTGACAAAATCATCACATAAGGAGGCAAGACGAGCTAACTCTTGATTTGCGAATTGGTTGCGGAGATTAATGCCGAACTTCGACAACCTCCGTTTGCCGTACGTATCAAATGCAAGCTGAAAGGGTAATGCACCCTCCGGCTCACACGCAATCGTTCGGTCAGTTTTCCAATTCTTCGGTACACGTTCTACGCGATTAGTATCCGTGAAAACAATTTTGGGACTCTTGAAACCAAAATATCGGTATAGAGCCCTAATATACGATGCAGCAGACTTAGGCGCGAAGATTTTCATCTTCAGCTTCAGCTGCGGCAAAGATTCACGGCGCGTAGTACTCGAAGTTGCACCAGGTGTCACTTTAACGAGCTCAGGAATCTGAGCTTCGAACCGTGAAAACTCTCCAAGAACATTACTTATGTAACGTTGCATCCTTGATAGCTGTGACCTAAGATCGGGATCAAGTTGATCGCGCTTAGAATAACAAAAGTCAAGGCGAATGTTTGTTTTTGCGCAAAGCTCTTCACATCGGAAAAACGTTTCCCGTGCTGAAGCTTCGCAAACATCCTTATCTGCGTAGATAGAATTCTTCTTAAAGAAGGCCTCTACCTGCCTCAGGAATCTCCACTCGTTGATAGAATGAAATGCACTATCAAAAAGTGTGGTGCAGGACGATAGCGAATCGAGGTTTCGCGAACGACGGTAACCGTCGACGCGACGCAACAACTCGGCATCAATCCCTTCTTGGTCTTTGATGTAATATCGACATATGTCATATGCTACATTTTTAGGTTGCATTTCGCAATCCTCCTTTCGATTAGGGTTTGAACTCTATGACGCAAGGACCTCAATAACCATAAAAGCAATCGATATTATAAATGAAATAACATCTACAATAAAGTTGTAATACGGCTCAAGATCGAACATCACAGAAATTCCTGTGTGTCCACTGTGTTGGCATACTCGTCTCCGGATATGATATCCTTAAAGACAGCCAGTGCAGCATCGATATCCGAGCTCGAACCGAGCAAGGGGTATCTACACACAGCCTCGAAAGAGACCTTCTGGGATAAGACGACGCCGTCAACATCAGTTGTTGCATATACAACTTTAACCGATGACTCGACCATTGTCTGCCCGTTTTCTGGTACACGCCTCTTTTCAATCACCAGCCTAGGCTGGATTGCGGTATGACCGCTGATCGTGGACGTGCGTGCATTTCCGTTAACGGAAAATGCAGTGAGGACAGTAGTCATTACTGCCATAATTTCACCTCTTCTTTAATCCGTATAATAGAGCTATCAGGTCCATGACCTTGAACTCGTTCAATCGGATTTTTGTTTGCGGTAACAAAGGAACTGCACACGGTGTCCTGTACTTAAGGACGTGTTCAACCATCCCGTAACCGTAGGAAGAGCCAGAATAACCAGCTTTCCATGAGGTCACTACACGCTCGTAGTAGCGCACTACTGTTAGCTTAAAGCCTACAGATGCAGAATACTTCGCTTGCGTTAGGACAAGGGAAACAGCTTGTAAAGAACGGCCAACGTTTATCAACCAATCAATTACGAAACTGTAGGGGATAAGTTCCCAGCCAGTGACGATAGGATTGAATGAAAACGGAGGCAGAACGATATCAGCTGTAACGGACCCCTTGTGATTGATGGTCACACTATCAGTAACTGTTTTCTGATAATATGCGCCACCATCCGAAGGGTATGTGATGCTAGGAGATTCATATTCGTGAAGTAGGGTTTTAGCCCCACTATAACGCGTTTGATACCCCCCTAGTGATCTGATGGCCTTATCCAGGTCCTCAAGATCATAAAGGAAGGTTCTCCAACCATATCGGCCTTCGAGCCAATTGGCTTTTACATCACGTTGCAGACTGAAGCGATGAAATCCTGGTGGAACGCGTAAAGTAAGTAACTTATTTACGGCGCTCTTAAACATTCTTTTTACGCTTGCGAGTTCTGCAAGAAAAGTGAGAGTATCGTGCGACTCTGCCATAATTTTGGCAGCAGCTGCTTGGACTAGCTCCTTGTGGAGATCGTCCGGGAAGTATTTGGAGATTAACTCTCCAGCATCCATAAAATACCCTCCAAACACCACAGTACCTTTTGCATAAGAACGTTGTAAGTGTCCACCCGCGGTCCAGTTAATATCATACTGGCCTTGGAATGAACCTTTACGTTCGAAGTGCTCAAAGTGTGTGTGGCATAGGAGTTCACCTTTCTTCACACGTTGATGAAACTTTTCATACTGCTGTCCAAGCATATAGCCTGAATTGACAGCTGAGGGGGTATCGTAAGTCGCGAGTAATAAATTATCTACTCCGTCTATACTATACCAATTTTCCCAAGTATTCGCAGTATCATCATTGTGATCCTTGAACCTGTACTCCAAACCGGAGCACATTAATTCGGGCATAACGGCCTCTCTTCGAGGGTAGTTATTGTCCCCCGTGTAACAAGCTTACTCGGGTAGATACACCTGCAGATTCGATATGTTTCCATAAAGAACCTCATGGGCATCCTTTAGCCTATGTTGCACTTACGTACAACTGAGCATCAATTACCTTATAGGTAATACCTATTTCAGCTATGGCAGAGACTACTTTCGTAGTCGTACACCAGCGCCCGCAGACGCCGGCTTCCTGGAGCCATAATTGGAATCGCTTCTTTCAAAGCGGTCTCACCCCCCA